AGATTGGATCCATTTGCGGTTATAAAAAACTCATAATCCTGCCAGTCGGTAGTTAAGGTTGGATTAGATACCGCATTCCCAACCTCCCCGTTATTACCTACTGATGAAAATATCGCATCATGAGTACCTTTCGCTCTAAATGTTATTTTATAGTTTTTACCGCTTGTTAAAATGGCGGGACCAAGCAGCGCTTGAGCACTAGTGCCAGTATAAATAACTCTTAAAAAACCATCAGCTACGTAGTTCAAGGATCCTCTATCCCAAGCCGTACCATCATTAGCGGCACCATAATTTCCGATAGTATTAGTACTAAAATCATCATCAAGTATAGCGCTTACTATTCCAGTATTCGCCCCATCTAAAATATACGACTGCTGGCCTCTATGACCGTCTTGCATCGGATACCAAAGCTTAAGGTTACCCTCGGTTAAAGCTGAACCGCTAGCGTTTAACGCTAAAGACTCTGGGTTTAGGTAGTCGTAGGTTACGTCTGCTTGAGTCCAAGCGGTATCCCATGTTTGAAAATCAGCTAACATACCTGGGAAAAAATTAGTAGGAGAACTAAAACTTCTAGCACCTATAAAAGCACTGGCAGTCGTGTTGATTGTCTCTGATATTGTTGACGATGCGTTTAAAATTCCATTTACGTAAATTTTTTGAGTCGTACCATCATACGTAAAAACGCCTCTCACCCAAGTCAAGGGCCATCCAACTGTCGAAGTAAGAGAGGAAGCTAAATCTTCATTTAATTGGTATTCAAGTTTACCACCCGCAACACCCATAATCCTAATCCCGTCACTAGCTCCATCTCTAGTGTCAAATATATGTTTATCACCAGTCGTGTCCGCATATATCCAACAAGCCACCGTATGGATGGTGCCAACGTCACTGTATCCTGTATCTAAATAATCACTAACCCCATCGAACTCTAATCCTCGACCAGAGTATATCTCACCGTGGTTGTTGTTCCCTGAAGTATCTCTCGCTCTAGGTTTTTTCGGGAGCTCTATATTTTGTATCGTTGTTGCCATTATGCTAAAGTTCCGTGATTAGATCCTTCGTGGTCTTTAACACCACCTGTACCTGATGTTCCATCTACATTTGTTTCTTCATCCAAATTCCACCAGCTAACTAAATCGTCCTTCTCGCTAGCGGATAACGCTGCGTAGTCTTTGTGCATGATAGACTTGACTTGAGGTTGGGTTAGAGCTGCGGACCATACACCTACATTAGCCATGTAGCCATTGAACCACTGAGCGTTAGTGTACGCCTTTTTTCCAATTCTAGCAGCCGTTGTAACGCTAACTGTTTCAGAACCGCCGCCATCCGCCGTTGTTTTTGCTAATACGCCATCTATATACAATTTTAGATTTGTGCCATCGTAGGTTCCCACAACATGCTGCCACACACCTGCTGTTAGTTGAACTGCGGAATCCATCACGGAATCAGAACCGTTCACCTGTAATTGAAGCTCCTCATCATCGGCTATTATAAAAGATACTCCGTCGTCGTTAGCGTCTCTAGTATCGAAAATCGCTTTAGTGGTGGCATCATCCGTTACGTTTACCCAAGCGGAAATAGAAAAAACGTCATTACTGATTGCGTTAGCTAATTGTATGTGATCACTCGTACCGTTAAAATATGCCGCACCAGAACTAACAGGTTCTACAGGTCTATCTTTATAATCGTGACGCAAGACTAAACCATCGCGTACGATAGTCTTTTTTACCGTGGGGTTTTTCGTTGCGTTTAATCCTAGACCTATCATTATTTGTGTTTATTATTGTTGTGTAAAGATAACAATTAGAATGAACTCATTAGAATCTCGTCCACCGCCTCCTGGATATCGTCTTGAGTAGCCTCTAGCTGCATCAGGATATTCGCTTGAAACCTTTTTACCTCCTCACCCTCGCTGAATATTATAATCGTCGGGACGACAACTATCTTATGTTCCTTCTGCATAGCAGGGGAAAGGCCTATATCCACTCTCTCTCCTTTGCAATCGCTAAGCTTATCCATCCAGCTTACGCTATTAGAAGCGTTGAAGCTCGCGTTAAACTCTACTACGGAAACCCCGTCATCTAATACGAAACCACTTTCATCTAATGCAACTGCGGGGGTAGAAACGTATACCGCCGTGGTAAATAAAAATAGCGTGAAGGTGAGAAGTAGGGTTTTCATGAGTAATTATTTTAGTTCATCTATTTTTTTTTCAATACTTTTTAAATCGGCTTTTATCTCTAGAACATCCTCTTGCGTCGTCATAATAGTTTGACGGACTAACTGATCCTTCATGTCAAACTCCATGCGAGTTATCTCTGGATCGGGAGCTATAGGAAGCTCCTTGGCTAAAGCTATGTCTGACTGCAAAGCAAACCACATAGCCATTAATGATCCTAACCCCGCGACACCAATACCTATTGTTTTTAGGTCTAATGTTACTTCCGTCTTCTCTCCGATCTGCTGCGCCATTTTTATAGTATTATGTAGTTTATTCCCATTGTTGCACTCCCGTAAGGTCTCCCCCAATATTCGCTGTACTTTCCTTCTGTAAAGATACCAAAATGTTTACCAATCTTAGCACCGAAGACAACACCGACATTATAGTCAACCCATTGGCCGTTATGTAGCCTACCGTATGAGTATTCGTAAGATCCTAGCTCTTTATGGTACGGCATAACGTTACCCCATGCGTGCAACCAAAAGTCCTTTGAGTAGTGGTAAAAGTCTAAACCTACCGCCGCTGAGAACTGATATTGTTGAGGTAAAGATTGCTTAATATCTCTGTTGTATTGATTGACTATATCCCCGTACCTGTAGCGTCTAAACTCTGAATCGGTCTCTGCAACTAAATGTCCTTCAGGTCCGTACCACTCGTAGTCGCTCCACTCACCGCTATCGTAAACATCGTTATCGTTAGAGTCCATGTACATCCACTGATCCGTATATCCGTAATCATAGGCAAGTAACCACCACGCCCCGTTGTTAGTTGACATCCAGTCTGTTATAGGATCTACACCATACGCAGGGTGTCTACGTCCTGCAACCCCTGCTGTAAAGTTTAACTTCTTACCGACTTTAAGTCTAAGTTTTAAGGCGGTCTCTAGATACTTTATATCTGACAACCCGTCCTCCATAAAATCTATCTCCGCAACAAACCTCTTCGAGAGGTGTCTAAGGAAGTACCTTTGATTCTTTGCCTCTCGACCCGTAAGCCTTGCGTCAGAGCGCTCAAATACATACTCGAACCCACTGACATGCCCAACGTTGACTTCCTCCGTCATTGACACCTCAGAACCATCGTAGAAGGCTCTAGCTTTGTTCTCATAGCCGAAACGAGCTAACTTCCTTAAACCAATTGAGAAAGTGTAGTTAGGTAGATTATTCGTAGGTATTGTAGTAAGCACACCGTCACGAACAGCGTAAGTACTCTCTTGAACCATAGAGTTAGACTGATTAAACGAAGTGTAGAAAGTACTATACTTGAAGAACTTTTTTACAGTCCCTTGGCTAAAAACAGTTATCGGTAAAAAAAATAATAAGAATAATAATTTTTTCATCTATCTTGTGTTGTTAAGCAACTACTTGTATTGATCTAATCAATTTGTCAGTTAATATTGTAGAAGAAGCAGACGGGGGGATTACAGATATAGATGAACTACTTTTTGTAAAGTTTACAGCAGTGCTGTTGCTAACGGATACACTAACGGTATTGGCAGGTGATATACTTATAGATATACTCATTACTTCTCAAAGGCTTCAGTTATATCTGGATTGACAGTAAATTTCCCTCTTAACACTGTTTTATGAGTGTCTAAACCAGTACTGCTAGGTAGTATGTACTGAAGGTCATAAGAGTAGCTCCCAGAAGGAACCTGACTCATAGTCTCCGCAGAAGCCTCTATAGTTACATTACCCACATCGTCTAATGTAGGAGTTTCAAATGTATTACCCGTAGAGACGGTAGGGATCGATATTGGCTTAGCTTTAGATTTAACTCTCACTTGATCTTTAGCCGCAGCATTAGGCGTACCTAAGATTAAAGATGATGTAGAAGCTCTACTTCTTTTGTTTATGCTTTTAGATTTTACTTGCATTAAAAAAGTATACTCACTTGTTAATAATGTAAGTAACGTACCTGCAGAGTTTTTTAAAGTAATCGTAATAGAAAAAGTATCTCCTTTCCTACACGTTATATTTAATACATCTGAAGTATCTAAATTTACTGAACTAGCCATTTTATTCGTTTAATAATGCGTTAATGAGTTTGTTTGAGCTTTCAGGTAGCTCATCTCTTTTCCCTTGCCTTTGAGCTATAAGTTTACTTTGATCAGAAGTCTGTTGATCCAATCTATCGTCTTTACGAGATTCTTTTAAAACCTCTAGCTTTTCTTTAAACTCCTTATCGTCTTCTTTAAATCCAAGAGTAGCTTGAGCTTTAATAATTTCAATCTCCTTCTTAAACTCGTGCTTCATCTGCTCCATCTTCATATCCAACTGTGATTGCATTTGAATCTTCTGGCTTTCAAATTGAGCTGCTGCTTGCATCTCCCCCATCTTAGCTTGTTGCGACTGTTGAGCTATTTGAGCTTGCATTTCTGCTTGTTGCTGAGAGTTTTGCATAGCCATTTGCTGCTGTAAAGCCATACGTTTCTTGCGTCTAACAACGAGAAGCCTTTCCGCTTGGTTGACATCTTTTAATCCTCGAACAGCTATAGCATCCTCTAAATCTAACTCCTGCTGCTGAAGAGCCATTTGGATATTCTGCTCTAGATAGGCCTTATCTTTCTCCTCCATGTCTTTCACAACAACCACCCCGAAGTTATACATAGGGAGGTCTTTAAAAGAAGCTAGAGCTTCCATGTTGGTGTCCCCTATAGCGTTTTGATACACTTTATAAAGAACGGATTCAACGGGTATAATCTGAATACATTTTACTATATCCTCACACACCTTCTTAAACAATATCATCGAGGCATTCGTTATATCATATATAGCGTTATTACCTGCAGCTATAGCTTGCTCTTGAACCCCAACTAAAGCATCCCCTTTAGGAGAAGAGGAATCCATAGCCTCGTTAATACCTGTTGTATCTCTTATTAAACCTAAGTAGTGGTTATACAACCCTATAAGCTCGTTGATATTTCTTATACTGTTACTTATCTCTCTAACTGGAGGATTTTGGAATCCACCTTCAGGGTTCTTACTTCTGTAGTAGAAGACACCCGTTTGTTCGTATATATCGTGAAGGTCTAAAGGTTGTAACTCCCCCCCTTTCCCTAACTGCACATTCTCTAAGCCTTCGATATCTATAATCAACCCATCTGGTTTAGCTTTTGCTATAGCCTGTTGTATCTTCAAGTGAGTAAGTTGAAGCATATCTGCAAACCCTATACAGCTGTCTACCATAGACTTAGGCATCATATTACGGATATTTGTTGCTGACACAGAGTAAGAAAGCCTAGCTTTAGATATATCGTGGATATTTTTAGGTACATTTTTAACCTTCCCATACCCAAACAGTTGTTCACAACCTAGTATATAGCTACCACCATAAACGGTAGATATCTCTAATTTATGTGGGGTGCGTTCAAATACGCTGTTTTTATTAGGCTGAGGTTCAAAACCTTTAAAATAAAATCCTGTGTTCCCGTGACGATTTTCTTTCTCTTCAAAATAAATACAATCAACAGAGATAAACTCAAAGTCTAAGACCTCGACCATATACTCGTCATATCCAAACCCTGTTAACCCTAAAGAATCGTTATAGCTCTTTTTATTATACTTACTAGAGTCGTTCCCGTTCTTACCTTTAGATTTTTCCGCTATCTTTTCAAAATCTGCTTCTGTAAGTTCTTCCCCCGCGATACGCTTTAATTCCTGTATAGAGATCTTTTTTATATGTCCAGCATATATAAGGTCATCGAAATTTGGGTCTTCTGTGTGACTGTGTATAAACATACAAGGGTCTACATAAGATGTTTTTATCCCCTCGCTTGGATCGTTAGACCTTTTTACTACAGACATACCTAAAGTAGCTAAATCGTTAACACACCTACGGAAGGTATTGTCTACGAAGTTATTCCAAGTTAAAGTAAGTTCTGTTCCAAGTTGCGCGGAAATTTCTCCGTCACTCTTGATGTTTGTCTCAAATAATATCTCCGCTTCTTCAGGGGTATCTGGGATAGAATCTGGATCCATATCTAGTACAACCCCTGTCTTCTCCTTAAGCTCCTTCAACTTACCTTTAGATTGAACTTGCATCAACACCTTCTTCTTCTTCTCGTTTTTCTCAGAAGAGGATAAAGGGTCTACGGCTTCTAAGTTTGGGTAAGGGTTTACAGATAGGATTTTATTAACTACAACTCTTACAAATTTAGGGAGGATAGGAACTGGAGTATAATCCATGTTCAATAAAGCCCCGTCAGCTTTGTTTGGTTGTAGAGAGTTTAATAGCTGTTTATATATACTTGTATCCTGAACTCCTATAGCGTAATCTCTATCTTTTTCAAAGATTCTATTCCTCTTACCTACTAAAGAAGACTCGTCAGTAGTCTTCCCCCACTGGGATTCAATAGCTTTTGCATACTGAACACCATATTCTTTAGACTCTTTTTTTTCCGTAGACTCTAATGGATTAGGGAATCCTTGCTTACTTTTGTTATTGTTATTGTACATCCTTAAGATATGGTATTTCTATTTAGCAAATATACTAAATCATCCGATTACTTGATACCTCCTAAAGAAACGCTTTTCAGTTAAATCAGACGGTTTTTTTATCTTTGCTTTTTGCGCCCCTAATAAGGCTAATCCAGAGCTAATAGTAAGGTCATATTTAGTTCTATCATCTATCTTATAGCCTATCCAATCTTCTAGCGTCTTGTTAAAATACATCTTCCCAACCTCCCCTGTTTCTCTGTTTATACCTACATGGTCGTGTATAAAGGCTTCTATAGCGTGAGCGTGAGCTTGGATAACATCTTGAGAGTTTGAAGGTATACCTTTTGTTTTAGATTTAATTGCACTCGCGCTAAGTAGATGTTTAGGTCTATCCATTAGATACCCATCGTATCCTCTTGCCTCAAAGTACCTTGCTATCCCGTACTTATTGTTCTCAATTAAGATCGGGTAACCATAGAACACCGCCGCCATTAAAACGTCTTCATAGAAGATTTTCGCTAAAGGGGGTCTAGAGGCATACTCTACAACAAACATATTCGACGGGTTTTCTATATGGAATTTGTTATATAAATGTAAAGCACCCTTAGAACCTCGTCCATCTACCGTAGCGTCAAGATCGTATGAGTCTACCCCGCCTACCCCGTAGTTTGGATGCGGAGCCACTCTCTTACCTCTCTCGGTTCTTTTTTGGTTTCGGAAGTTCGCAGGTGGCATCCAAGCAATCTTAAACCTACCTTGAGGGTTGGGGTTAAACACGACTTCGGTATCTTTCAACCCATCTTTCCAAGTGAAATTCCCAATAACTACTGGGTTCGGGAAGAGCTCATCGTTATGTTCTATCTGCTCATATATCTGACCGATATTAAACACACTCCCAGAGATACTATCTCGAAAGGCTTCATCTTCAGTGAACGGGAACTGGCGCACTACTTCGTTAAGCTCTGAGGCGTCGTTCTTTAAAGACTCTCTCTCGTTCTTCAAGAAGGTCTTAGCCCCCATATATATATATTCATCGTCTATACCTTCTATAGTTTCTACAGGATCCTCGATAACTGGACAACCAAATTTATCAAAGAAGCCTTCTAAAGAGTCATAAGCGGGGATAAAGAGTCTGTACAGTCCTGTTCTAGTCCGTCCATTCTTGTTCCTGGTCAATGGATCCGAGTCCTCCCACAGGTCTTTGTATTGACTCCCCCCTTTGTCCATTGGATTTACTGTGCTTCCTACCATGGCTTTTCCTACGATTTTTCTTCCGA